TCCATATTATAAAGTTGCTAGTCTATTGTTTACATTATTTGTTAAATCAGAACTTGTGCTGCTAAATATTAGTACTTCAGTAATATCACCAACAAAATAGTCAGAAGTAGTCCTAGAGCCGATAGTATCTATAAACGAACTACCTCCTTTAGTAGCTGTAGCTGCTTGTTCTACTCCATTAAACCATAATTTCAGGTCGTTACTATCTCTAGTCAGTACAATATAATCATCACCAAAAGTATTACCACCATCTAGTGCTAAATCTACTTGACCTGAACCTGTTTTAAATCTTAAAGTAGTACTGTTTGTATATTTGATTAATTGATTTACAGCGTCATTATCACCTAAAATAGTATTAGCATAAGTTGTATCATTTAACTTCAGACCTACTGTAAAATCTCCTGTTAATTCAATTTGGCTAGTTGTTACTAATAAGTCATTACCATCAAATGTAATAGTGTTACTTGCGTAAGTAGGTTTATTTGCAGCTAAAGACTGTGCCATATCGTGGTCTGATATTTGGTCTGCCCAATTGCTTACAGCACCTCCTGATTCAGTAATACCTGTATCTTTTTTATACCAAGCAACAGCACTCCCTTCATCAGATGGTGTCCAACCACCCATAGGTTTATTAGAACCTCCTATACTCATTCCTAATTTAAGTGCTAACATATCTTACTCTTTATAACCAATACCAACACCACTCGTTAAAGTGATTGCTGTTACATTCATAAAAAGAGTTGTTCCCGCAGGTAAAGTAGTTACTAAAGCTGCTTCACCTGTTGCGTCTGCTACTGTTATTGAAGCTACTACACTTTCAACAGGGAAGTGAATACAGTACCAATCTTTACTTGTTTGTGCTGCTGTAGTAAATATTTCTGTACCACCATTTTTACCTAGTTGCTCTATTAATAATTGTTGTACATTTTCTATTGCCATTTTTTTATTTTTTTATTCTATAAATATATAATTTGTTGAACTCGGTTCTTCTCTTTGCGTGTATTGTACTTGCTCAGTTCCATCTTGTGGTTCTACTAATAATTTACCTACTTCTACTAACCCCTTAACCTTTCCATATACTCCTGATTGGTCAGAAGCTGTACCTGTTTCACTTAAAGGAACTGTTGTGTTAGATACAACAACTGAAGCTCCATTAAAACTCACTTCGTACACTTCATATTTCCAATAGCCATAAGGTAAAAAATCTATTTTACCCTCAACTATATTTTCAGTAGTATTATGTGTTAGTGTGATATTTGTGTATCTGTCTTTTATAGTTTCACTACGCCCATAAACATACTTCACACCCTTATCCATATCATTAGTAAACTTCAATAAGTGCCTTATCTGAGCTGTAGGTACAGAAGTATCTATTCTAACATCTTCAGTTGTTATGTTTATACTATATGGTGTAGCGTAAGTTAAAAGTATCATAATTGTTTTATCCTACTATATAATAGAAAATAGTTGAATTTATTTGTATTAAAAAGGATTTAAAAAGAAAAAGGTGAGCAAAAGCCCACCCAAATCAAGAAAATATGAAAAGAAAATTATGATGTAACTATTGTACCCATTGTAAATGCTGTGTTATCAAACGGCTCAGTAGTATAATCAGCAACTACACTCATTGGTTCTTGCTCCATTCCGTCAAGTGTCCACTCGTAACCATTACGGTCTGCCCAAGCAGCTCCTGAAGCGTTAGTACCTGCATTTAAATGCATACCATTTTTAACACCTAAACAAAGAATAACATTATTCCCTGCTGAGTTTCTTTGGTTTAACTCTGCAAATACAACTAACTTAGCCTGAGCTAAAGCTTTCAACTCATTTTGGTCAGCAGTTTGCAATTTGTTTAATTGAATTGTAATAGAAGGCGTGTAATAAATCGTTCCTGCCTCTGAAGAACCATTAATTCCTTCCGAAACACTCCCTGTACCTTTTGGTAAACTATATCTATAAAGTGTATTATCTGACATTTCAATATCAGTAACAGCACCTGAAGCTACTACTATTCCTGTTCCATCTGTTGGTGAATCAAATTCACTATATACGCCAAAATAAACAGCTCTGACGCCACCTAATGACCTAGAGCAGTCAATATTTCTTCCCTTTGTAATACTTGTGCAAAACATATTTATTAGTTTAAAGTTAAGGAAGTAGCTTTTACACTACTTCCGTTTTATTTATTTTATTACGATTGGTGTGTAATGTCAGCACCTACTCCTAACTGAACACCTCCTGTGTATTTTGCGATAACTCTTAAATTATCTGAACCATCTAAAGTAGACATATCTAAAAACTTAACTTCTACATCTGAAAGTAAATCACAACCAAAATATAAGTTAGATTTTTGAGCAGCTACCATTTGATTGTCAGGCATACCGTTTGTTACAGCAAGTTTAATACCTTCAAACATTGGTACATAATCACCATTCATATTGTAAGCATTAACATATCCTAAAGTAGAAATAGCAGATATATAAAATCTGTAAGTCTTTTGGTTCATATAGATATGTAAATCTTCAGTTCCGTAAACAGCAGCAGGAATATCAGCAACTAATTGTTGTAAGTTTACGATAATATTAGAAGCGTCATAAGCAGCTGAAGCAGTAGAAGTACCAACTGTACCATCAACAGCAAATTGTCCTGTTGTAGCAGTTAAGAATCCTTCAAATTGTCCTCCTGTAGCGTCAGCACCTGACCATATAGAAGTTTCAATTCCTGCAGAAATAGAAGCAGCTAAGTAAGACATAACATAAGCGTTAAAGTCAGGAGCTTCTCTATTCCAAGCACCTGAACCCATTTGATTTGCTTCCCAAGAAGCTAGTAAATCTGTTTTACAAAGGTCTACATTGATTTGTAAAGCCTTTGGAGTGATAATTTTTTCACTAAGCGTAAGTGTTCCTGCACCATCAAAAGAACACGATTGGTCGGCAATTAAAGAAGCACCTTCTATTCTAGTTACACTTGCTTTGTATTTAACATTTTCCATTACAGTAAGATACTCTAATGATTTTGCAGATTTTAAAGCAGCAGAGATATAGAATCCTGCGTCTTTACCTGCGAATGACGAAGTCATTGGATTTGGTAGTAAGCCCATTTTTTTTTATTTTTTAATTATTAATTATTTATATTATATAAGAAACGCTCTTGTGCTGACATTTTATTTAAGTCAGTTTTAGATACCGTTCTTTTTGTTTCAGTAAACTTATTAGTACTTACAGGAGTTCCTGCAGGTTGTTTAGCTAATTCAGTTTTTAATCTTTCATTCTCAGCTTTTAATTCTTCTACTGAAAATTCAACTACTTCTGTAGTCTTAGTTGTTACAGTTCTAGGGTTTTCTGAAGGCTCAGTAATTTCTTCTTCAGTAGTTTCTTCTGCTAATTCTTCTTCTCCCTCAGTATCACCTTTTAATTCAGCAATAACAACTTCTAAGTTTGCTATTCTCTTTTCTAATGAATCAAATTCAGATAATTCTTCTTCAGCTGCTTCAACTTCTTCTTCTTCAGCAGGAGCTTCTTCTTCAACTACTTCAGCTTCACCAATTGTAGCAATAATACCTGCTTCTTCAACTACAAAAGTGATACCATCTTCTGTTTCATACTCACCGATTGGTAATTCAATAGTAGTTCCGTCCTCAGTTAAAACTGAAATATCTACACCCTCAGCTAAAGCGTCTGCTGTTGATACGATAATTGTTCCGTCCACTAATTTTGCTTGTACTTCAAACTTTACTTCTGAAGAAAGTCCGAGTGCTTTTAAGATTTGTTCTTTTAATTCCATAGTATATAATAGATTAGTATTTAGTTTGTTTGATTTTGGTTTATTATTTCGTTTAATGCTTTCAATATTTCTTCATCTGTTGGCTTTTGCTCACTCATTTGTTCCATCTTGTTTACAAAATACCCTTCAATACTCAGCCCTTTTAGCTCACCACTTGTTATCTTGCTCCACACCTCATCATTTTCTATTTTCATTTTCACGAACCAACTCCCGATTGGCAAGTCAAAGCCGTATAAATTAGACTTATCTTGCTCACCTTCCTTAATCCAACTTTCAACTGTAAGAACTCCTGAAACTCTATCAGTATGTTGCTCAGTTGCTTTATGGTGATTGTTATGTTTTAAATAACTATAAGCAGCTCGTTTTACTGTCTCTTTAGAAAAGTAAACATAATATTCACTATCAGTATTAGGGTCATATCTAAATATTTGTTTGTTAGGAATAAGAGCAGGTGAAATTAATTCTCTTTTTTCTTCATCTACCTTTGCAAAAGTTAAATTGTTCTTTTCTTTTGAGAAATAAACAAAGTCTTGTTCTATTGCAGGTGAAGTAACTAAACTAATAGCGTCAATAGTTAGGGCTTCGTTTTCGTCTGAAATTACTAATTCTACAATGGAAGTTTTCTTTTTCATATTACTTTAGTCTTAAATCAGTTGCCTTATTTAATGCTTTTATTGACTTTTCAATTTGTTTCATTTTAGAAGTTGCTTCAGCAATAACAGGTGGTTTTTTTGTAATTCCTAGATTTTTTAGTGCTTTTAAGAAGATATTTCTATTATATTCTAAATCATTTAAAACAGCAATCATTTTATTTCTTAGTTGCGCTCCTTTACTATTAAAATTATTAAATGTATCTTCAGCTTTTCCTAAAGGTTTACCAATTTTATCCTGTTGTGCATTTAACTTTTTTACCTCTTTGCTTATTGCATCATACTCTTTACCTAATTTGTCGTAAGATGATTTTGATTTTTTTATACCATCTACAATATTATCTGCATCACCTAGACTATTTGCCGCAGCAATTGCTTTTTCTACGCTTTTCATATCTTTAAATTCAAATCTTTGTGCTGCGCTTAACTTATATTCTTTTAATTCTTTTTCGTATTCTGCAAATGTTTTCTTTCCTATTGGTGTTGGCTTGTTCATAGTATTTATTTAAGGTTGTAATATATAATAGAATTTAAAGTTAGTTATTTGATTTTAGATTGTAGCCCTTCTTCTAATATTTGCTAATTGGTCTTGACTATCTGACATCTCATCTGTTACTACGTACGCTTTAACAGGTTCAGGTGCTTGACCACCTCCTAATTCAAATGCTCCTGACATCATTTCAGGTGCAGGAGCTTCAGCACCTGCTGTAGGTACAGAGCCACCACTTGGTGCAGAGCCACCTCCTCCTCCTGTCGCTAAAATAGCTTTTACATTAGCTAAACCTGCTGCAACTGCTGCTCCTGCTGCAACAGCACCCAATGCAGGACCTACTACAGGAATACCTGCCATAGAAGCATAAGCTGATGTAGCACCTTTATAAGTATCTACAGTTGCTTGAACTACTGCCATAGCTTTTCCTGCTGCTGTTTCTTCACCAAGAATTTTAACCATATTTCCTGCTGTCGTACTCATAATATCAAGTTGAGCTTCAGCAGACATTTTAGACCAAGTTTCTTTTTCCTTTTCGTACTTCTTTTTTATTGCTGATTGGTCGCTCTCAAACTTTTCAGTTATAGCAGTAGTATCTTCACCTGCCTTACGAGCCATTTCTATTTTTAAGTCATAAGATGTTTGAAGTTCTGCTAATTCTAAAGCCATACCCTCCAATCCACTTAACAACAACTCTCTTTTTGCTTCTCCTAGTTCTTTTTCTAACGCTACTTGATTCGTAAGTTGCTCTGACTGAAATCCTGTTATTTGTGCTTCTACTGCCTTTCTTTCGTTAAGTGTTTCTGTTAAAGCTATAAGGTTTTCTTGACTTTGGTTCTTATTATATTCAACCTGTGCAGCATTAACTTGAATATCAACTAGCTTCTGCATTTCAACACCCTGTTCTTCAAGTACCTTTCCTAGTTTTTCGTTTGCTTCTATTCTTTCTGCAAAAGTCTTAGTTTCATCATCACGAACTTGTCTAAGTTTTTCAGCTTGTCTATCGTATTCTTCAATTAATCCCTGTACTTGTACTGCTGCTAATTCAGCTGCTTTGTTTAATTCTATTGTTGCTTTTGCACTTTTAATTGTTTCTGTTGCATAATCTTTAAATGCTCCTACTGCATTAGTCATAGTAGTAGTGAGTTTATCTACACTATTATCAACTCCTGTCCATATATCTACACTTTCTTTACCTGCTGCTTTAACACTATCAAATGCTGCACCAAATTCTCCTTCCATTAAATGACCTATAGCTTTTCCTAAATGTCCTACTGTATCTAAAAAACTATTAAACCTTTCTATAAGATTTTCTTTAATAGCAGTTCCGAAATCTATTAAACTTTGTTTAGGGTTTTCAAATATATCTTTAAACCAACCTGTTACATTACCTACATTTTTTTCTAAGAAACCAAACAAGTCGTTAAATGCTATGCTTAAAGATTCCATAGCAACATTAAAGAAGTCCATTACTTTTTGGTTCTTGCTAAACACCTCCATAAGTTTTGCTAATAAAGCAACAACTAAACCTATTCCTGCTGCTTTTAAAGCCGTACCAACTCCTTTTACTGCCGCACCAATACCTTTAAATCCTTTTGCACCTTTTTGTGTAGCGTCATCAAGTTTCTTAGTACTTGCTGTTGCCTTATCAATACCCTCAGTAACTTCACCAATGTTTGATTTTACTTCTAATTCTACTATTTCGTTTGCCATTTTAAAATGCTATATTTGTTCTTAATTCGTGTAAGTAAATTGTTGCTGACCATAAGTTGTTTACATTAGCTCTATCAGTTACTTCTATTGTTACGCTTGGTATTCCATCTGTTGTACTATCTACTAATTGAAAACTAGCTGTAGCACCAACTTTTGCTATTGTTTTAGTGTTAAATGTATAAATGTCTATTGTACCTGAATCATCACATCTAACTGCTCCCCTTCTTACTTTATAACTGAAATCTCCTGCCGTTCCTGAAGTACCTCCTGTTTCTAAACGAGTGATATACAATTCATACCCAACTAGACTGTTTGTTTGAAGCGTAATATATGAACCTACTATATCTTGTACTGTTAAGTTTGTAGCAGTTGCGTCTGTAGTTTTACCACTCAATTGAATCTTAGAACTTTGTGTATATCCTGCTCCTAAATTAAAAGAGCCACCTCCTAATACAATTTCACCATCTCTTATTGCTTTACCCATTTTACCACCTAAAACTGAAGTGTTGCTTATTCCTTTTTCAACTTCATTTTCTTGACCTGTAATAAAAGCGTTACGATTATCTCCTTTTGTTATATTTCCTTCACCATTTAGAAGTGAGTTTTCTGTTCCTACTAGAGCTTCACCACCCTTTACATTGTTAGATTTA